GTTTTTTTGTTATGAGCATCTCTAAACCACATAAAATTGGTCCTACAGATGCATCAAAAGCACCAACGTCATCTTCCAAAATATTTTGTTCTTTACCTTTCAAAATGTGTTCCGAAATTTCAACATTTGTTGCCCCACTTGTAAAAAATATTGGATTTTTCTTACTCCAAATTTTTTTTACCATAGCTTGTACAGACATGAAAAATGGCCCCATAATACATATAAATTCAGGCGTTGCTCCTTGAATTAATCTTGGGGACTTACATTTTTGTATATCAGTATTCACTCTTCCATCAAATAATAAATTTATATTTGTTGGGTCATTAATGGTTTCAGGCGAAGAATACATCAAATTCTCTGTCTTAATAAATGATTTTCTCGTAGTCCATTTATACGCTAAATCATTTGAAACCATATCACGGTTAATGGATTGCTTATCCAATTTTGATTTTGTTTTGTCTAATATTTTTTTGACCGACGGTGACGCATTAGAATGGAGTAAATAATACTCCCAACTAACGGGTCTACATTTTCCCCACCCTGGGAAAATAATGTCAAAATTTCTTACAACAAATCTCCAATAATCAAAACAGATTTCATATTCTTGGTATGGTGTATGTTTCATAACTCGGTTCTCTATGGCTACTTTCTCATTATGTAACGAGGGTGCAAAAGCTATAGGTTGATACAAACCAGAGTTTATTACTGTTTCAATGTGATTGTGTGACTTCTTCGTGTATTTTCTATTTACACCTTCAGGCATTTTGTAACTAGCCTTATATTCATCAGCACGATAAAGTGCTGGATGAAGTTCTTCTAGACAAGATTCCTGCATATCTTTTTTTATGAAAACATCCCACTTAGAGGGTATTAGTGAAATAATTTTCTAACATTTGAGCCCTTACGAGCTCATCTCTTCTAAATATATAATCAAGATATGTTTTATAGAACTTTGTATTCTTTAGCAATTTGGATCCTGCCTTTACCAAATCTTTACGAAAATAATAACTAAAACCTGTTGCTCCTAAT